AGGACGAGGAGCAGGGTGGCAAGAGGACGGACGCACTCCTGGCACTCTGGGACAGGCTTGGCTTCAAGAACGGGAACAACACCATCTGCAGGACATGTGGCACGTACCTGGAACCTGCACAGCCTGGTGCAATCACGAAGCCTTGGCTGGACGCGACACGCAACTGGTTCATGCAACAGCTCATGGGTGCCTGCGGCATTGCAGCGCACGATGTGCTGACGGACGAGGAGATCAGCGACAGCGACAGTGATTAACGTCAGGGCCGGTAATACTCCACCGGCCCTTATGTTAATCAATGGCTCCAAGAATAATATGATGAATCTGGAGCCGTGACGTCACCTCCTGGAGCCAGCAGCAGCACTCACCCACTCTCTGGTCACTATGTCTCGCTGGACTCATGTCTTGCGTCACTCACCATCACGTTCCTAATCTAATGCCGTGGGTTTCATGGCTGCTAATTCACTAATTTTTATATCCCTTACCCTAATCCTAAACCTAATTTCACTAAAATTTATAGAGGCGTACCCTAACTAACCTAATCCTAAACCTAATTTCACTAAAATTTCATTGAATTTTCACTGGAGGGCGGGGGAGAGATACTCATTGGGGTCTTCACCATCACCTTGAAGGCGCAGGACACGGCGGGCAGGCTGGCGAGCTTGCGCGGCTTCATCGTCGAGACCACCAACATCGCCCATGTCAGCTTCACGATCAAGAGAGCGCGCATCACGACGCAGATTCATCACAGGAATGGAGCGGAGGGCGGCGGTGGCGGAAGGATCACCACCATACTTAGGCTGACGGAATGTGAAGTAGTATGTCTGCTCAAGCAACACCTGGACGGTCGTATCAGACTCAGGAGCAGCAGCGGCGAGACGCACACCAATCATAGTCAGGGGCGCAAAGTAACCTACTTTGGCGGGGGTGGATGAGTAATCACGGTCCCACACGGCGGTGGCAGAACCAGAAACAGTACTATCATGGAAGACAGTACGCTCTTGAATATCACTCGCCCAACACGAACGCGACATCTTGGCAACACTGTTGTTGATGGCACTGCGTGCAACAGAGGAGGAGAAGTTGAAGAGCTGGCGGACGGAGATGTCATCAGATATAACTTCATTCTGATTACCAAAACGATCATACGCCATGATCACCTGGATGGCATTCAGGCCACCAGAACCACCAATGGGTGTCACAACACTCAGATTGGACACGACACCATCACACTTGACCTGGTCGTACAGACCAACGTACGCGGTGTACAGCGGCTGAGCGATCGCACCGGCGGCTGCGCGAGGAAGAACGTGGGAGGCTTGATAGTACGGGCTGGATGTGAGGACATTGCTGTCGATGGACTCAGCGGGCACAGTCAGCGTGACAAGCTGCTGGACGGGGACACGGACACGGATGCGACCACGCGACGACGCAGTAGACGACGTACCAGAGCGACGACGACGGTAGCGAGAGTACGCACCGTAGCGACGATAACGCGAGTAGCGACGACCATAGCGGCGACGGGGATAGCGGTACACGTAAGTAGGCATTTGAAGACAGTCAGTCACGCAAAAATGTGAAAAAGAAGAAAAAACAAGTGGTGTGACAGCAAGAACAGCGCTTAAATGCGCACGCGGACAACTGAGTTGTGGCAATTTTCGTGCCGAAAATGGATGCATGGAGCGAAAAAAGTGCGGCAAAACCAGCATTTAAGGGGGGTGTCTTCTTTCTTAACTGGAACTAATCCTACTTCTTTCTCTGAATGAACGACACAATGGCAACAAGAGACGCAGGTGCAAAGAGGTGGTGTTTCACCATCAACAACCCTACAGACGACGACATGTTCTGGGAAGACGCAGAGCATCAGGAGCAGTTCGACTTCCTCGCGGTGCAGTACGAGGTGGGCGAGCAGGGCACTCCACACTACCAGGGCTTCCTCATTCTCAAGCGGAAGAACAGGCTCACGTGGCTCAAGAGCAACTTCAACAGCAGGGCACACTGGGAGAAGACGCGGGGCACGGACTTGGAAGCAGCACAGTACTGCATGAAGGACGACACACATCCTCCAGGCTCCTACAGGTGGCGGTGGGGGACTCTCAAGGAGTGTCAGAAGAGGAGAAGCAGGGAAGAACTAGAAGAGACAGTCATCGAAGAGGTGGATGACTTGAAGAAGAAGTTCAGGCCAGCAACAGAGATCGACTCACAGGTGCTTGCACGTCCTGGGTTCCTGGCAGCATACAACGCAATCACAGCAGACCTCCTGGGGCCTTACAGGCCTAACCTGAGGATCATCACCTTGGTTGGTCCACCAGGAACAGGCAAAAGCTTCGCAATCAACACGCTCTTTCCCAAGGCAGGCAGGGCAATCATCGGGAACGGAGGCACTTGGTTCGCAAATCCTTGCAGCAAGGTCATGGTGTTCGAGGAGTTTGCAGGGCAGATCCAACTGCAGAAGATGCTCAAGTTCCTTGATCCTTATCCAATGGCACTGGAGGTCAAGGGTGGCATGAGGCCTGCGATGTACGAGACAGTCATCATCACGAGCAACACCAGGCCTGACGGCTGGTACAAGGACGAGGAGCAGGGTGGCAAGAGGACGGACGCACTCCTGGCACTCTGGGACAGGCTTGGCTTCAAGAACGGGAACAACACCATCTGCAGGACATGTGGCACGTACCTGGAACCTGCACA